ATCGAGTCGAGCTTTGCTTCAAGCTTAGAAATGACGCTGAGTTCAGCGGCCATCTCTTCCTTGGCTGGCTCTGCGGCTGGCTCTTCAGCTGGCATCATTGCTTCCATCTGGGTTTTCATCGCGCCGAAAGAAAGCTCAAGAGCTTCCATGCGTTTTGCGAGTTCGGCGATTGTGACTTCTACTTCTCCCTCGGGAGCCTCGGTGTTTTCTGGATCGGTCATTTGTTTGGAAAAACTGTCAACTTGCTTCGCGGTAAAACTGAAAAGACCTGTCGCGTTTGCGGCTGGTGTTTGCACGAGGTCTGCGCTGTAAAGCGCGGTGCAACTTGCGAAGGCGAGTCCCTCCACTTCGCGGATTGGGCCTGTGAATGCGATGCTGATTCCGAATGTGTCCGGGAGTTTGCTTGAAATCTCCATGACGTAATCGCGCATGGGCGATGTTTTGAGAAGGTTGAGATCGCCTAAGAGTTGTTTCCCGACGATGCGGAAATTGTTTACGAAACCGACGATGTCTTTTATCCCTGCACCGTGGTCGAGATTGACCTTTACGCCGCCCTTGTAGGTCTCGGCACACTCTTTGACTTGCATCAAAGTTGTCTCGTCAACGTAAAGCCCGTGACCTTTTGCTTCGCCGATTGAAATGATTGATACGCCTTCGATGACATCCATGCGCTGGCGCAAATGTCAATTAGTCGTAGAGCATTTTGAACGCGGCCTGCGCCATTAGATAAACTTCTAACTCGTTTTCTTCCTCTCCACCTATCACGTCGAACGACATCGAGAATCGGATCTCCGGGCGACTTGCGCTGGCATGAGTGCGAGCACCTAGAACCAGTATGCTTGAGCTAAACGCAAGGTCTGCCTCGCCAGCATTGGTGAAGCAAGACGAACCTACAATTTGAATGCGCGAACCGGCGCACGCTTCGACGTTCGCGACCGAGAAAACAAGACGGACGCCGCGAACGGTGACCGTAACTTTTCGCTCTTCGCGTCCTCGTCCTCCGCCGCCTGGCAGATCGATTGGATTGATCGGAACAGGTCGAACGACCGTAATGAACAGCAAGCCTTGAACGCCGATAGAAAGCGGCGTTGGGCTTGGCATTAAGCCCTGCGTTGCGATGAGCAGGGAAGCTAGCATCCGCTTAGACTCTCGTGACTACGGTGTTCGTTGTTCCGTCTCCGGTGATCGCTTGCGTGATCGCGCCCGATGTCCTGCTCGTAGGCGTGACGGTGAGCGCGTTTGCGATGTCGAGTCCGTGGATTGCGTGAACCTCGGTGATCTCGGTTAGTTCTGGCGTGAGTTCGGTTCGCATCGCGCCTGTGAAAAGCGTGACTGCGCTTGTGGCGAAGGCCACGGATTGAATAACGGCGGCTTGAAATTCGTGAACGTCTGCGGCTGCGTGATGCGAGCCTGTAAGTTGCAGTTCGTTGTTTGCATTTATTGCGCGAACGATCCTGCCGCCGTATGTGCCGGATGTCGTGTGCGCTGACATCAACTCGTCCCAGACGGCGTTTGCGTTTGTGATGGCCGTCGGTATCGCGGCAAGTTGCGTATCGAGGTTGGCTGTTGCCAAGCCTATCGCGGCGCGCACGTCAGCGGCGGTGAGTGTTGCTGTGCCGGTTGTATTGTCGACAGGCACGCCGAATGCCACGCTTGACGCCGATGGAATGTAGGCCACGCCCGTCAAAGCTCCGCTTGCGTAGACGGTTCCGAAACGAACGTCTGTAATCGCGGCTTGGCCGAGGCTATTGTCGGAGGTGAAAAAGTCGCTGTAGGTCGTCGATCCGTTTTTTGCAAAGCGAACCTTTGCCATCGTTGGCGTTGGGTTCATCAAAAACTTTAGACAATTTGTCGGAGCAAATCCGTTGCTCGCATAGATAAGCGAACCGCTCAAAGTAATGACAGCCCCTGTGGTGTTGGTGCATTGGAGCGCGTGGACAGCGGTCGTAGGAGTCAGCGTTCCGGTGATCGTAACCGTGCCAGTGCTCGCGTTTAAAACACCTGCGCCAGTGGATGCCGTCACATCTCCCGTGATCGTCACTGGGCCGGTGGAGGTGTTGTTGACTCCGTAGGCGGTCGCGTTGCTCCCGCCTGTGACCGTGGTTGATGTCAATGTGACCGTTCCGCTGGAAACGTTGTTGATTCCATGTACGCTGGCTGCGCTCCCACCCGTAACGGTGCTGGATGTAGACGTGACCGTGCCTGTCGAAGCGTTGGCGATGGCGGCCCCCCCACTCGCGCCCGTAAGGGTGCTAGATATAGCCGTGACTGTGCCAGTTGAGGTGTTGGCTATAGCCGAAGAAACACTCCCGCCCGTGATTGTCGTAGATGTAACCGTAACCGTGCCTGTCGAGCTGTTTAAGATGGCATTTGCCCCGCCCCCGCCTGTTACCGTGCTGGATGTAACCGTGATCGGGCCTGTCGAAGCGTTATTTACAGCCCCCCCAAATGAGACGTTCCCTCCCGTCAGCGTGCTAGCATTTGTAAATGCAATCGTGCCTGCTGCCGATGTCGATTCGACTGCGTGCGCTCCGTTGACCGCCGTTGTTCCTACAACCCTACCGCCGATAGCGACAATGCCGTTAAGCGTCAACGTGCCGCTGGATGAAAACGCAATAGCGCGAGTGGATAGCGTAAACGCCGAACCTGTAGCGTGGCATCCTGCGAGCGTCGAGCTTGCGGCGGCTGAGACCGTCAAGCAATTTGCAGAGCCTGCCTGTATGTATGCACCGGTGACGTTGTAATTTGCCGCGAGCGTAAAGCTCCCACCTGTCGCAACGGTGATCGGCGTGTTGACGTAGTTCAACAACGCACCCATTCTGCGAGCGGTTCCGGTGGTCGCAGTTCCAGCGTTGACCGCTTGGAAAATCTGACCGACTGCCGAGGTGATCGCGACCGCCGTTCCTGCATTCGTGCCGGGTGCGATGCAGTTTGCCGTCAATGCAAAGTTCGTCGTGCCGACCGAAACGACCATGTAAATTTGGCCTGCGATAAACGATCCGCTTGTGTCCACGGTTGAGCCTGTGAGGTCGATGGCTTGGTCGAGTGCGACGGTGAAGCTGTTCGCGTAGACGGTATCGTTGAGTGTTGGCACTACGCCACCTGTCCAAGTTGCTGTCGCGCTCCAGTTCCCGCTTGCGGCTGCTTTGATGACGGCCATATTTTAAAGCCCTTCTGCGTAAATGAATTTTTGGATTGCGGCTGAAACTTCATCGACCGCGACGATTGCTGGTTGCGAAGCGGAGGCGAGCGAACCGAAAAGAACCGTCCGATTATTTTCTTGCGACTGCTCCACTTGGTCGCCTTCAAAGCGTGTAGGCGTGAGCGTCAATACAACGCTCGCGTCCTGCTGGTCTGGCGAGTTGTAGCGGCTCGCTGTTGCGAGCGTCATTGTATAAAGATCGTAGGCTTCTCCGTCGATAACGATTGGGTTGGTTGGTTTCATATTTAAGCTAAAAGAATGAGTGCGCTGGTTTCGGTTGGCTTGGGAAATTTCAATTCAAACGTGCTGTTGTAAACGTGCTTTTCGGATCCGATGCTCAAGACGATAAGCGCAGCGTTGCCTTTGCTGGCGTTGTAAATCATCGCGCCTGCTGCCGCGAATGTTGCAGATTTTAGGACGACATCATCAAATGTTATAAATGCATTCTTTCCGATGATGCCTGTGCGGTGTCCCTTGAGCGTTACGCCTCCGGCGGTGTAGCCCATGCCCTTGATCTCGCCTTCGGTTGTGTAGGCTTTTGTTGTCGGCCCGATCTTTGCCGATGCGCTGTAAAGCGCGATCCGGTAATCGTCGCCGGGTTGGTGGACTCCGGTGATGAGTGCTTTTTTTGCTTCGAGTGCTATGCCGTGGATGATCATTTATTTTATTCTTTGAAATGCGGTGATGCGTCCGAAGTCGTCGCGCAAGGCTGTCACTAATTCTTCTGGGCCACGAGCGGCCTCCTCGATCATGCCTTTGGTCGGCTTGTTCTGATCGGCCTCGAATGCTGAGAGTTCCTCCGGCTTTTGTTGCGGTTGCGGTTTGGGTGCTTGTGATCGCGTTAATTCATCCGCGCTCTCCTCGTCCATTCCAAATACAACGCGCAAGATAACTGCAACTTGTTCGGAAGACAATCCGCCTGAAGCGAGTTGAGCGAGAATCGTTGAAACTGCAAATGTTCCGTTTGCGCCTATGCTTTCGATGAGCGGAGGAATTTTTTCAATCGAGTCGGACGTGCTTGTTGGAACTGAATCCGAAATGCGCGAAGGCTTCACGTCGAACTCTTGACCAAGTTCCTTGATCATGTTCGCTTCCTTCGCCCGTGCGCGGAGTGCCTCTTCGTAGTCCTCACCCATGTCTGAATAAATCTGCCCTGCTGTTTTCAAGCCAGCTTTCCAAAGTGCAATATCGGCATTGGCTTCGCGTCCGTAGTCAATCGAAACCTTGGCTGGCCAGCACCAGCGGCCATCGAGCAAGTATTCGGAATCTGGAATGAGTCCACGCGAAGCGGCGTCGAGTAAGATAACATTTTTGATGCGGTTCAAAAATTGACCTTCAAGCAATCCACGCCACCGGAGGAACGTGCGCTCTGCCATCGCGGCCTCCATTCTTGCCATTGGCCCAGACTTGTCGGCATCGAATGCGAAGCCGTAGGGAAGACCGACTGCCATGCAAATGTGCGCCTGCACCAAACGGATGAACTCTCCGAATGCGCCGGTCGGTCGGTCGCTCTTGAACATTTCCATTTTCTCGCCTGCGGATAGATAATTGACCGTTCCTGGGTCGAGCGACTGCAAGCGTGCGACCTGTCCTTGATCGTTTGAGTTGCCACGTGCGAAATAGTCGCCTGCGTCTGCCGCTCCGCTCTCGGTCGTGATGACTCCGCTTTGATAGCTCGCGTATTTGATCGCCTGTACCTCAGCTTTTATCGCTTCTTGCAGATCGCGCGTTGCGTTTAACGCAGTAGCGAAAGCAGATCGCCCACGATATTCGTCCAACCGTGCGGCGTCGAATAAGTGAATGAACTCTTTTGCAACAATATTAGTAGGAGAAACATACTGGTTATTAATAGTGCGCGTGAAAATTGTGTAAGAAATGGGTCTTCCATAGTCGTCAACATTTATTCCGCCAATGTATTTGTCGGTATCAGTTTGATCGTAAGGCGAACCGATGCGGTCGGCCTCGACGCTTTGTAATTTTAAATCTTCGCGGTCGCGGACGATGATGAATCCGCAATCTCCGTCCCTCAACATAGCGGTGACGGCAAGCTGTAAAAGCGTTGTGAAATTGTGACGGCCTAGAAAATCGCAGTCGTTGCACCATTTTTGCCAGTATCTTTCAATAGCTGTATCGGCTTCGCGGTTGCCGGTGCGTGCTTGGTATGCGATGCGCCCGGAGACATACGTTGCAAATTTTAAAAGGAGCGAACGGACAGGTGGGAAATTGTCGGCAAGATCGCGAGCGGCGCGGATGAGCGAATACCTTTCACGAGTTCCGCTAGTGTCTTCGCCACCGGACACGCCACGCGAGATGCCGCGCTTCTCGCTTGTCAATGCTGAATCGAATCGTCCGAAGTTGCGTAGCTTCGCCTGGTTGACCATGCGGTCAAGAGCAGCCTTGGGCGACACGAACGAAATGGCTTTTGTGATGAGGTCTTGCGTCATGGTCGTTGCGTCGGAAAAGTCGGCGTGTATCTCGTTATACGAGTGCCGCTGGCGTTGTCAAGTGCGGCTTGCAGTTCCTTGATCGTCTGTGCGACCTCGGCAAGGTTGGCTCTCGTGAAGCTACGCCCTGCGATGCTGTAGCTTGCGCCCGCAATGGCGATTGCTTTTAAGCAAGCCGTGAAATCGGTCTGTAATTCTTGCAAGGTCGCAACCGGAAGACCGAAGAATGTTTTGTTCATCGCCATTTAAATGTTGGCGATGTCAAAAAGATAACCCGCATTGGTGCGCTTCCGTGGAGAGGCGTCGCGGGTGTTGTTAATTTTGCGGAAGTGTCAAAAGC